GTGGAGCTAGTACAAACCAAGAATATGTTTTCTCAAAAGATCACGGTAATCAAGGGTGACCTTATCGGCAGAAAGATACTCAAGCATGGCGCCTACGACAAGTCGGGGCTCTACCTGATCGAAAGGTTGCTCTCGAAGTTAGAGCGTCCAATATGCCTTGATATCGGTGCCAATATTGGCAACCATGTTCTTGTGATTTCGAGGCATGCTGAAATCGTATTCGCATTCGAGCCACAACCTGACGTTTATAAAGTGTTGGTTAAAAACTTAAGCGATAATGGAATAAGTAATGTTCGTGCGTTTCCATTTGGGCTATCAAATTGGGCGGGAACTGCACGTATGAGCGTAGTTGATGCCGCTAATACGGGTGCTACTTCTTTTGCTCCTCACGCAGCAGCAGTAAGCTCAATTGAAGCTGAGCTGCGGCACGGTGATGAGGAAGTGAAACGCTTAGGGATTACTAAAATTGATTTTATTAAAATTGATGTGGAAGGGCTTGAGAGTTTAGTTATTGATGGGCTGAAAGCAGTCATTGCAAGCTCCAAGCCGATTATCATGCTTGAATGGAATAGCACCGCCACAAAAGATGGTTTTCGCGAAAATGCACTGTTTACTAATCTGTTCGCTGGATTTAGTGTCTTTTCTGTCACGTCCAGCCACGACAGACCTGCCACTGGCGAGAGCAATTTTCAAAAAACAATACGTAAACTACGTCGGATGTTTTTTAAGCCCGCAGTGAGTATCGAGTACTTTGACGAAAACGATGACTACGGAAATATAATTCTGGTTCCTAGCGATAAATTAGCGTTAGTAACGAAGCTGTTCGGCTCCGGCAAGGCAATCAATAGTCCACTCAAGGAGAAATGAATAATGCGAGGAAGTAAATAAAACGCTCAGATGCATTCCCGGCCCTAGTCCTTAAAAACCTGGGCAGGGGGCGACGGGAAAAAAGGGGACGGATTTATTTTCTTATCAAAAAACGGGGCTCTGCGCGCAGGAATGCTAGGTTTGAACACACCATTCCTCAGGCAGCACCGCTTCAATGCCGGCCAACACACCCGAAGGAGCCCCGTAATGGACCTACACAACGAGTTCGAAAACAGCAAATTCTTTCACAACGCTCGTATTGATCGACGTGCTGCCGATGCCTTGGTCGGGCTGGCCGCTGGGATTACGGCCGACGGTGTCGTGAACGTCAACGAAGCGGTTTTTCTAAAGCAATGGTTGGAAAACAATCTCGCACATCTGAATGACCCGGTGATCAATCTGCTCTATTCGCGTTTGGCCTCCATGCTTCAGGACGATGCTCTGGACCCTGACGAATCTCTTGAGCTGCTTAACATCCTGCGTAGTTTTTCTGGAGTAGGCATTGAGAAGTCGCAGGTCGGCGGAGCTATGGCTGTTGCTCCTACGGACCTTCCATTCAATTCACCGGCTCCTGACTTGATGTGGGACGGTCGGTTGTTTGTATTTACAGGCGTAATGGCTTTTGGCCCGCGCAAAGATTGTCAGGCATTGGTCGAGGAGCGTGGCGGTTTGATTGGTGGTGGTGTGAGCAAGAAGGTGCATTACCTGGTGGTCGGCAGCGTGGGTAATGAGCAGTGGCGCCACAGTACTTACGGAACGAAGATTATGAAGGCAGTGGAGCTGCGGGAGGCGGGGGCTTCGATTGCGATTGTGGGCGAGGACCACTGGCAAAAGATGCTGTTTGGTTGAGATTGCTTCCGTCGTGGTGTTCTAAAAGATTGCCCATCTTGGCCGAAAGATTTTCGATGGGTTGACGGCCTCATCGCGAGCAAGCTTGTTCCCGCAGGTTTCAGCATGGGGTAAAAGTGGACGGTCCAGAAACAACAAAGCCCTCGCATTTCTGCGAGGGCTTTGTTTTGTATGGTGCCGGCACCAGGAGTCGAACCCGGGACCTACTGATTACAAGGAAGGTGCTTCAAACATATGTATCAATGGCTTACGGGATTTCTTATTACGTCCAGATGCGCCAAAGCCCGCGTATATGGCGGGCCCTGTGTTGCTTGTTACGTCCGGTTTGCTCAGTCTGCGGAAGGGGAAACAGTGGGTACGCTGTGGTCGTAAACGTCCATCATCTTCGGGTCGCGGTGGCCGCTGGCTTCTTGCTTATCCGCCCGAGTACCCACCGTGTCGGTGATGCCGCGTCGTTTCAGGTCGTGAAGGCCGAACCTTTGTTCCGGGGTGATGATGCCGTCGACGATGGCTAAGGTAATGAAGCGTTGCCAGGCGGTGTCCAGGCTGGACTTGCGAAGCGGGCCGCCATGGCTGGCCACGATGATATTCCGTCGTGACGGTGCGATCGATATCGCTGTTTTGCGTTTTGCCCAAACTTTGGCTCGATAGGCCTTTGCATGGTCCCAAGCCTTTCGGAGCCGGGGCGTCCAACGAACAATGTTGTCCCGGCTTCCCTTCCTCCGGTTGGTCAGAATCCCGCTCTCCAGCTCGTTGGCGTCGGTCAAGGTTACAACCTCGATGCCGCGCAACCTGCAGAGATAGGCCAGTTCCATCACGTAGCCGAGATATTCCGGGCAACCGCCTTTTTCGCCTCGTATCAGAAGGCCTCGGGCGATTGCCCTGTCAATGAGTACATCCATGACTTGATGGTCCGGCAGGCGGCGTTGTTTACGTTCGACGGGTGCCTCAATGCCCAGGGCCGGGTTCACTTCAAGAAAGCCGCGATTGCGTCCCCACTGCAGAACGCGCCGTAGATATCGAAGGACGTGGGCAGCTTTGGACGGAGTCCCTTCGTCTGCTAAACGATCAACGATGCGCTGTACCAGAGCGGAAGTGAACTTGCGCACCGCCAAGTCGCCCAGCGGCTTTCCCAGCTTTGTAGGCAAACTCAGTAATACATCCCGTGAGTAGCAGTAATCATCCTGGGTTTTCGGGCTGAGCTTCCTATAACGGTCGCTCTCATGAAACTGGCTGCAAACGTATCTGAGCGTCCCTCGGTCGATGTTGGATGCCTCGTCCATGATCTGGTGCAGTTCGGCCAAGGAAACATCCGCTGGCGCAATGTTGCGTCGGCGCTGTTTTCCCGCCTCGTCGTAGTGCAACGTGTACCAGACCTGACCTTTTCGATGGTCGAAGTAAACGGCCGCTGGAAGAGCGGCCTGGTCGATATGGGCGGGTATGTGCGGATTGTGCTTCCGCTTCCGTGCTTTCCTCATAGGATGTCGGCGTCGTATCTGTCTGCTGTGGCTGGCTTCATGCCGGCGGCCTGATTGATAAGGTCCAGCGTAGTCCATGGCCCGGTCCGGCCACGGAACAGGCGAACGCCCTGGTCGATCAAAGACCGTTCAACATCAGACCGGCGCTGGTAGCCGGTAATACGCTGCAGGTCGGTGAATACCAGGACGTTGTCCGATCGGGAGTTCATTGCTGGCCCTCTGTAAGCTGAAGCACCCCGGGCAGTCTAGCCCTGCGGCCGGGGCATGGTTATTAGAAATTGCGATGCAAACTACTGGGATCTATCCACAAACTAGCGTGAATAGCGTTTTTCCCGGGCTGCTCGGGCTGCAAGTTTTTCCGCCATCAAAGCCGCCCATTCCTCAGATTTCCTTTGCTGGCGCAGCTTGCTGCAGGTCTGATGCCGGCGGGTTGATCGAGCAAAGCCGCAGATATCGCAAACGCTTGGCAGGTCGAGGCGTTTGCTGGCCATCGCCGGCCGCGTTCGGATATAGCTGCTCATATGAATGCCCCAGTATTGACTGGCTTGGCCAGGAGTTCGGAAACCAGCGCCGCTTCGTGCGGAGCTAGGTCCCCCAGCAGTTGAGCCATGTTGGTGACAGATTCGAGCCGGATCCGAGCATCGGCGGTTTTTTGCACCTGGTAGTCGAAAAGCGCGGTGCCAACGATTCGGATGGCCATCAGGTGCCGTGCCGCTTGCGTAACCTCGGCCGGCGATGTGGTAGCCTTCGGGTCGCTGCTGCTTTGGTGCTGTGCTTGCATGGTGTTGCCCTCAGTGGTGGTTGGTGTCGGGGAGCTGCAACTCCTCGGCACCGTTCATTTACCGGCTTTGCCGGCTTCAGAGACTGGTGGATTGGCTCAGGCCTTTCGCACCAGGTGAATTACCAAGTCTTCAAATTCCCCTTCGTCGTGGCAGGACTGCCACTCAAGGACCACCTGGATCTGTTCGCGTGAACAGTCCATAACGAGTATTTCGCCTTGGCCAGCGCTGGCTCGAACTTCGAGGATCTGCACCAGGCCTTCGGCGCCATAGGCTTCGGCGAAAACTGTCCGGCCCTCATAGCCCAGCTGGATCATCACGCCATTGAGGCGACGGATCTCATCGATCGCGTTGTCAGGTTCTTGCTCAACAATCACTTGGATGTGCATCGATCTGCCTCCTGGTCAGGCCTTGAAAATCCAGCATTTAACGGTGGGGCACCGGGTGACCATGGGGTTCTTGATCGCTTGCGCGGACCGCACGGCGCTATCCACGGCCTTGTAATCCAGGTACTTGTGGCTGCGGGACTCTTTGAGCAGGTCCTTCAACGTGGTGACATCTGCGAGCTTCTGGCGATGCTCTGCAGCACGCTCGGCGAACTCGTTGAGGTTGATGGCGATGATGTCCGGGTTCTTGCTGTGGTTTACCAGGGGCTCGTCGTAGATCGACTCCAGGTAGTCATAAACCTGCCAAAACTCGGCAACAGCGCTGTGATCAGCGTCGGTTGTGCTCTGCCGCTCAAGGGCCATTTCAACGATCTGTCGGCGCGTTGAGCTGACTTGCACCTCAGTCAGCGTGACTACCAGGCTGATGGCATCCAGCAAGGCGAACAGTTGGGCGTGGTTTTTGATGATCCGCTCTACACCGATGTACCCCCGCAGTGCGTTGCCACACTTCTGGCAGGCGCCTTCGCCGGCGAACTGGGTGTCACATGCAAAGCAATGAGTGTGCAGTCGGCGAAGCCTGGTTTCGTGTTCAGGAAAGCGAAGGCTGAACAGATCCATAACCTCGGCTTCCTTGCGTACCGCCCGCAGAAGGAAATGGCTCAACACCCCTCCGTCCAGGGCATTGAGTTTGTCCGCTGCAGCGCGGCTTTCAGGGGTGACCACCGGGCGAATGAAGTGCAGCTTCACGATGCGCGTCATGATCGCTTCATGGGCAACCACTGCGGCGTTCTGGCTGATAGCGATTGTGCCGCGAAACGGCGGCTCGTAGGTTTCGTTGCCGGCAGTCTTGACGCCCTTGGTTGCCAGCGTGCCGCCGCCGAAAAAGTCTTTCAGCTCGTCCCATTCGAAGGTTTTAGCGTGCGCTTTGTCTTCGCTATGGCGGTCGGCCTCAAGGAACACAACTGGCATTCCGGACACCTGCCCCATCAAGCGCGACCGGCCGGCCTTGGTGGACTTCATCGGGTCGAACCCTTCGTAGCCTTCACGGCCGAGCAGCTTCCACAGCAGGTTGAGCAAGGTGGTCTTGCCGGCGCCGGCTTCGCCGGTGGCCTCGAGGAACGGGAACGACTGGTAGCGGGCGCGGATCTGCTCGCAGAACAACGAACCAAAGAAGAACAGCAGGGCCGCCAATCCTTGGGTGCCAAAGCAGATCCAGAGTAGGCGCAACCATTCCTCGTCGTAGCCTTTGGCATCGCGCTGCAGTTGCACCGGCACGCCCTTCTGCAGAGTCTTGAGCCGCATTTTCCCGAACTCGAAATAGTCCTCGCTGTTCACCGGGTAAACGTTGCCACTCTTGATCGCTACGTCGCCGTAGATGTAGCACTCGTATTCCTTGCTGTAGCCCACATAGTCGATGGTAGAGACGGTTTTGATTCCGTACAGCTGGTCTTTCATGAGCTTGTCCAGTTGCTGGCCACTGCCGGTGTACATCGCACCAGCGGCCATCCCGAGCAGTCGCTTTTTGAATTCGCTGGCGGCGGCGAGCTGGCCGCTGGTGAAGGTGTTCTTGACGCTGCCGGCGTCATGGGGGAAGTCCACGCGCAGGTAGTACCAGGACTCGTCGGTAACTTCGTTTCGCTGGAAGTACAGGGCTTGGGGGTAGCAGTTGGCGATCTCCACCACGCTGCCGGACTGCTGCAGTGCCTTTTCGCGCATTTGCGCCTGGTTCAGCAGCTGATCGTCGTGCTGTTCACTGTCCTCGAGGTCCTGGACGGCACGGTTGTATTTTTCCATGTCCAACTTGAACCAATAGAGGCGGTTGCCGAAGCCCAGGTGGAATTCGCCGCGCTTGTTCCAGTCGTACATCAGCAGCGCTTTCTCAGCGGCGCTTTCAGCGATCAGCAGCGCACCCTGGTGGCGGATCTGTTTGAGGTCGGTGGCGATCTGATTGGCTCGTTTATCATCACCTTCAATGAACGCCCAGCGCTGGTGTAAGTCGTTCCAGTCGAACTTACGGCCGTCACGCTGTGGGATCTGTGCCGCCTCACAGACGAAGCCCATTTCCCGCGCCTGGCGGACCCACCGACGGGTATAGGCGTGCGCACCTGGTTCGTTATCCAATGCCCAAACGAGTTTCGGAAGTTTGTCGGTCCGATCGCGCAATAAGGCTTTCAGCGACTCTTCAGGGAAGGCGTTCGAGGACATCGCGGCTACCGCCGAAAGGCCGTTATGTACTAACGCGATTGCATCGAAGATCCCTTCAACGATCCACACTTCCTTCACTTCGAGCAGGTCGACGCACGGAGGGCACCACCACACCCCGCGATAGCTGTCCTTCGACTTGAAGCGCGCCTTCATTTTTCCAAAGCGGTGTGGTCTGTCTATCAGTCGTTCCCACCAGCCCCCTTTTTCCAGGGCGAAACGAACTGTAGCGCTGCCGGCATTGAGTTCCGGGGAGTAAAACGTCTCCTGGGTGAACCATCCGCCTATCAAGGAAATGTCGAACCCGCGGGCAAACTCCAAATAGGCCCGTGCGGTAGCTGTAGGCGCGCTTTCTGTCGCCGGTGCTCGCTTACTCCAGTCTTCAAAGAGATCGTCGTAGATCTCCTTCACATGGACCGTGTGTCCGCACTTTTCCTGACGGCCGCAAATGAGTTGCCAAGGGCTATCGAAACGCGTGTAAAGCTCTTTCTTGTTGCACTTCGGGCAGGTTCCGCCGCGCATGTAGTTCGTGAATGGACGGTGCTTAAGTCCAAACTCGGATTGAATGCGCTCCAGGACGTCGTGACGTAGGTCGTCTCTCATGATTACTTCACTGCTTTAAGGCTGAGGGATAGGGCCGCCATCAGGCGTTTTTGAGCCGCCATCACCGGGGTTCTTTCTAAAATCGAGCTGTGCCGTTTTTCTTGCGGGACGTACCGATACTCGTCTGCATACCAGTAGTCGTTGAGGCTCAAGCGGTACTGCTCACGCATGGCGACTAGAAGCGCTTCGGCTTCTGCAGGTGGCAGCTGGGCGGTCAGAATCACGGCGTTTCCCATCTTGAAACCTCGATTTCGGGCGCAGCTCACCCAAACCCACGGGAAGTAGGCTCAGGGCGGGGGTAAAGGGTTGTTAGAAAAGGTTGCTGTAAACGGGAAGGCTGTCGCCTTCAGGTGCCGCGATGATTCGCTGGTAGATCAGTTCGACAGGTACTGCCCACGACAGGCCTGTACTCGGCTGATAGATCTGCGCTACGGCCGGAGAGCTAACCGAAAGGTCCAAACATTGACCATTCTTGAAGGTGTTGAACTCGCTGAAAGCAAGTTCAGCCAGTCTGCGAGCCATTGCCGGTTCTACATTGAGCGCCGCAATCAAGTGCTCGGTAATACGGCTCAGCAATTGAGTGTCGCTGTTCAGGTGTTCCGACTGATGCCGCACCAAAAATCCCTTGGCGGCGATCAGCATGCTGTCCTGGTAATCCAAATCCGTGGAAGCGTTGTTCATTTGGTTTTCTCCGACTTAGCTCGGTAGAGATCGATCGCCGCATACACCTCGGCGGTGCGTGCGGCCAGGTGAAGGGTGTGAGCGTTCAGGATCAGTTCGGCTTCGTCTTCGGTGATCGAACCGTCCTCAAGAGCCTGCGCAATGATCTGGTCGACGGTGCCTTGCTTGGCGGATGCCTGCATCGAGCGTGCATACATCTCTACGTTGTCTAGGTGGTCTGGCTCGACCATGGAGACAAACATGCCGCCATACATCCTGGCCACGTAGTTGGCGAAGTGCTGAGTCCCTGTTTCCTGCTCCAGTTGGTGAATCTGAACGTCGGTCAGCGGTCGGCAGTTGTTGTTTTCGTATGCATGGTTGTCGAACTTCTTCAATGGCAACCCGATCCGTGCGGCTGCGCATTCGCGGCCGCCTGGATAGCTGCAGATGATCGCGCTTACAACTTCACGACGGGTTTTTAGAACCGGTGTTTTCATCTTCTGCTGTTCCTTCTGCGCGCTGGCCATTACTGTGCAATCACGCCTTCTTTGATGCCGAGCAGTACGGCGGCGCGATGTGCCTCCCCACGGCGACAATGGCTTTGGCCACTCAGCACCGCATAGACGGTGCTGGGGTTCAGCTGGTGTTTAACAGCAAAGTCTTTTACTGATTGGCCCCGCTTTTCCAGCGCTTCACGCGCTTTCTGGCGAGCTTGCTCGGTGATGCTTGAGTTGGGCATAGTGCAGATCCGTGCAATTTCATGTGGTGTGAGATGCACAATGATGCACTTAGGTGCACTTGTAAAGACTAAGGATGAAAAAAAGTGCATCTTTCTGAAGAGATAGGCTCCCGACTCCAAGAAGAGCGGAAGCGGTGCGGGCTGACCCAGCTCCAAATCGCCGAAGCGCTTGGAATTGCCAAACGGACCCAGGCCAATTGGGAGTCTGGCGCGAGTGACGCTACTGCCTCTTACCTGAGCAGAGTCGCCAATGATTTTGGCTTTGACGTTCCTTACATACTCACCGGCGTACGAACCACATTGGCTGGCAATGCGTTGAGCCCGGTGGAGGACGTCCTGGTCAAACAATACCGAAGCCTGCCGGAGGAAGACCAAAGGGCGATTCGTCGTTACCTCAAAGCACTGGCCGACGCCGCAGCTTCTGAAGCGGGGCCGAGGTAGGGAGAAACAACAAAAGTTCATCTGATCCGCCTCCATAACTGTCTGCGTTTTTCGTCCGATAAAGCGATTCAGCAATGCACTGTATGGAGAAACAAGCATGTTGGATCGCATGAACGCCGATGTCGGCACCGTCGAATTCTCTGCATCCGCACGGGTGGAGCTTTCGCATCTTGAGCGCCGCTTGATAGGGCTATACCGACAGTTGAGCCCCAGGGAGCAGGAACATTTACGAAGGCTGACCGAGGCGCTGAGCGCGCATCCTGACGATAACGAAACCGACTGATTCCCGGTGCCGCCGGCTTTCTCGGGTCGGCGGCTCGCATTACGCGACTGCCTGCGTGCCGAGCCTTTCGAACAACTCACGTTGCTGTGCCCTAGGCAATTCCCTCAGTCGATCAAATAGCATCCGGTCGAATGTCTGTGCCGACGGACTCAACGTGTGCGAGAAAGTTAGGTTGGCCACCCAGGTGTGCCCACACCGTGGGTCAAGGCACTGGCAGTAAAGCTTGGCGAAGTCCGTAGACAGAGCCTCCCGCGACGAAATCCTGCCTTTGTGTCCGCACTTACAAGTGACTCGCATATCCCCTCCCCAGGGTGAATCAAATTGCCACCATCCTACCGTAGCGAGCATAATTTTTCGCTTTTTGATCTGCTATGCAGTTGTTTCGGGCGCTGGAGGTTCTCTCCAGGCAATCCGTCGATCTGCCCGTAATGCCTCATTGATTTGGCTGAATAGCTGGCAAATCGGCCTGATTTCGTTGCTCGTATAAACGCGGTCGATCTTTTCGATGTCCCCAAACCCTGCGCTATTTTCCGGAATGATGCCGGCTAGAGCTGGGTTCATCCGCCAGGCTGCGATTACGTCGTTTCGCGTGATGTTCTTGACCTTTTCTAGCTCGTCCTTGGCCTGGAAATCCCCCACGGGGATAATCTGGATGGCGTTTTCTTTGCCGTTTGGGATGTTCACGAACATCGAACGGAAGTTGCCCACGCCCTTGCTGGAGCTGATCTGTTCCCGGAGATTTTCCTCATCTTCTTCCGTCAGGTCTGGGTCATTGGTATAGAAGATGTAGCCAGCGTGGGCACCGTTGCTGTAGTACCGCCGGCGGAACAGGGTTGCGGCCTCGTTGAGCAGCAGCGCCTGCAGGCCGCCCAAATAGTCCGGTATGCCGTAGATGTTTTGTTCCACGTCGTAGTCCAGGACGTGCTCGATCTCGTCCTGGTCGAAGTCCAGGAATTTGTTGTCGGGCAACAGCATCCGAAAGCCTCCGTCGACCTTAACCCGCATGTTGATCGTTGGTAGGTGTTGCAGCTCCAGGACCTGGCCGAAGGCGTTGGTGTCGCGATAGAAAAAGGATTCGCCAAACACCATGTAATCCAGACCCGCGCAGCCCATGGTCCGGGCGCTACAGCCGGCCGACGGAATCAACTCACGCAGCAGAAGGTTGCGCTTGAACTTTGGAATCGCACCGTGGTGCGCGTTGGCGCGAAGCAACTTGGCCAGGCCGGGGCGCGATACCGGCGGCTTGTAGATTTCTCCGTCGTCGCTGACGAACACTCCCAAGTACTCCCCGATGTTGCCCGACAGCACTTGCTCTGGTTCGCCGAAGGTGAACGTCCGCATGGGCTGCTGTTGTTGCGCCTGCTGCTTTACCTGGCGTTTTCTGTGTGGTGGTCGCTTGGGCATTGTTTCCGCTCGTGACGTAGCGGCTGCGCCGCCGCTTGTTGGTATTCAGGGGTTCGTTGGCCAGGGCGTGCATGACGGCCCAGGCGATATCGGCGTGGCCTGTGGCATCGGTGCGGGAGGCGCTGTACGTGACCTGGCCGCTGGTCGTAGTACCGCGTTTGATGGTCAGGAAGGCCTGGGCGATATCAGTCCACCCGGCGTCCCACTCGATACGGCTGCCTTGGATGGTGTCTTGGGCCTTGAGCACCAGGGCATTTTTCGCTTCAAGGCTGTAATGGATTGGAGTGGCCTTCGCATAGAAGTCCCGCACCAGGTCAAATACGCCGTAACCCACACCAGTGACATCGATGCCGATGTGCTGAACGTTGAAGCGTTCGGTCAGCTTCTTGACCTGGGCCGCCTGGTACGTGAATGAGTGCCCACGCCAGCTGTGTTTCTCAAGGATCCGGAACTTCGCGCCGGGCTCCAGCGGTGGTGCTATGACGACACAAGTCGCATCGTCGCGGGTGCGGCTTGGGTCGTAGCCTAGCCAGACCGGACTGTTGCCAAACGGTCGGTCCAGATCCGGGTTGTAGTCTTCCCATAAGGTAAGGTCGGAATAGCAACGCTCCAGGTCTTTCAGGCCGAAAGCGCTCTGCGTGCTATCGATGAACTTGCAGTAAAACAGCTGCTGGAATTTGTCCTCGTCATATTCCAGCTGCAGTTGTTCCAGGTCGAACAGATCGCAGCCGCCATCGATAGCGTCCTGGATGGTGATCGTCTTGCGCCATTGGCCGTCTGGACACATAGCACCTAGGGTATAAGCCGATTCGGCCGGCCAGGTTCCGCCCGCTTTTTTGCCACGCTTGCTGTTGCGGAATTCCTCGCCGGTCCAGAAAGGGTAGGCCTGGTGCGACACAGCGCTGGGCGTTGAGAAATACGTTTTTCGCCATTTCTTGTGAGTGCCCATGGCGCTGGCCACGGTGCTCAACTTCTCGAAGTCGCGAATCCAGAAGTACTCGTCGACGTAGACGTGACCGTGATACCCCTGAGCGGTGCTGCTGTTGGTGCTGAGGAAGCGCAGTTCGGCCCCGTTGCTGAGCACAATCGGGTTGCCGGTAAGCTCAATACCGAACCACCGTTGGGCAAACTCAATGATGTAGCTACGGAAAATTTCCGACTGTGCTCGGCTGGCAGATAAGAACACCTGGTTGTCGCCGCTCAACACCGCGTCCATGAACGCTTCGCCGGCGAAATAGTAAGTTAGGCCGACCTGGCGGCTTTTGAGAATGTTCCGGATCCGGCAGGTCAGTGGGTTTTGCTTGGCTGCGAACAGCTCCTGCTGGTAGCGATACATCTTGCTGATGAACTGGTCGAGAAAGTCGACTTCGGTCAGCCCGCTGATATCGTTTTTGGTCTTCTTCTCCTTCTTCCTACCGCTACCCTCACCACGACTTGAACGATCTCCACGCGAGCGTTGGCGTTCTGCAGGCTCACCGGTGCCGTCACCAGGCGTCGCTGCCAACGGAGACGGTTTGGCTGCTTGCTTAAGCAGGCGTTCGCGCACGGTGGTCAGTCGGTCCAGCTCGTTCAGATCGTCCTTTGAAAGACTGCCAACCTTGTCCAGGAGCAGGGTGATCCGCCGACCGACAGCGGTCAGTGGTTCTTCGTCCGACAGCATGTCCTCCCAACCGCCCTGGCGGATCCAGTAATAGACGATCCGGATGTTGGGCAGGTTGAGCTGCGCCTGGATTTCCTTTGCCTTGCAGCGGCGGAGAAACAGACGTTTGGCGGCTTCTTTAACTTCGGTTGAGTAGTACATGGGCCGCAGTCTATGCGGCGAAAAGCGAGGAAACGCGGGGTTAATTTCAGCGATCCTCCGATATCTTGGATATAGGAGACGCGTGCAATCGAACTGTTTGTTTGAGCTTAAACGGCTCCCTATTGTGGCGCTCAAACCAGCTATTGAGCGCAGTTACCACCCATGCCCCGTTCCCTTGTTTCTTTCTGGAAACGCGTTGCCACCAGCGGCCCGACCGTCGATGGTCGCGAGATTTTGCCCCAGGAACTGCGTGATATTGCCGAAACCTACAAGCCGTCCAGATACACCGCTGTTATCTGGTGTGACCACGAGCGTTGGCCAGGCTCACACGGCACCGTCTTTGCCGTGCGCCTGGTTGAAGAAGCTGAGGATCTGGAACCTGGCCAAATCGCCTTGGAAGCCCAGCTCAAGCCCAACGACCGTCTGCTGTACCTCAACGACCAGGGCCAGAAGCTGTTCACCAGCATCGAAATCACTCCCAATTTCGCTGGTACTGGCAAGGCATATCTGACCGGCCTCGCGGTTACCGACTCGCCGGCCAGCCTGGGCACCCAGGAGCTTTATTTCTCGAACAAAACGAGCCGATCCGCGTACTACGCCGCTTCCCTGGAGTTGGGCTCTCTGCGCGAATCCGAACCACAGGGCGAGATCAGCAAGCTGGCAGCCATGTTCACCGGCCTATTCAAGCGCTTCGGCCTCGAAGAGACG